GGGAGCGGTTACCGGGCCGCGATACACGGGCCACGGATCAGGGCGAAGGCCCGCGAGTCGAGCGGCCAAGCTTGAGCGGCCTGGGCGAAGGGCGGGCGGCCTGGGCGAGCTCGGGCGGCCGGCCTAAATCGCGATACCTAGGCGAAAAAAGCCCGCCGAGAGGGCGGGCCTGAGAGAGGAAAAGCGCTCCCGAGACTATGGGAAAAGAGCTCCCAGGGCATGCAATGCGATCAGGGCCAGGGCCGCACCGGCCACGGCCCCGCCGACGATATTGGCATCCGGTTTCATGCCGCCACGAGCTCGAGCAGTTGGCCGGCCTCGGCCTCGAACGCTACCCGCTCGGCCTGGTGAGGGATTGTCCGAGCGTAGGCAGTCGCGCCGGTTACCGCATCGAAAATAGTCTCGATCGGGCGGCCCTCATCCAAGACGTGCGCGTGCTCGATTCTCTTCGCGATTCTCGGCCCGAACCGTTTAGCCAACCAGTCGCTGGCCCGATCAAGTTTCGAGCTCTGAGCGGCCAGGATCGTTTCCCTGGTAACCGACTCAGTCGCATTCGCATAGGCAACCAGGGCGGGCCGAATTTCCTCGAGGAAACGGTCCGGAGCGCTGGCGGTATGCCGAATGCTGATCTGGGCGAGCTCTTGAGCTCCCCAGACGATTCGATTCGCGCAAACGAAATCGAATAGGAAAGCTTTCAGGGCCAGCGTGCCGCCCCCGACTTCTGAATTCGTAAGGAAAAACCCGCGCGCCATTGTGCCGGCCTGGCCGTCACGCCGATTCGGGACAGTTATCCGATTGTCTTCGTCAGCCAGGAAAACAAAGAAATCACGGTCGCCGCCGAACAGTGTCGTATTTTCTTTCGTGACACTCTCGAGGCGCTGGCCACGAATACCCGGCACCCGCCAGTCGCCCGATACGCCGTCTCCGAACCGATCAATCAAAGCCGCAAGCACGTCCGAGTCCCAGATTCGACCATAGCGCGGCCCGGTAGCGGCCCGCAATTGCACGCTATCGTCGGCACGGGTGAGGAGCACTCCAACATCCTCAACGTCCCGAGTTTGTAGGCCAAAATCGATACAGTCGGCGGCCAGGGGGGCGGGCAAGTCGCGGAGATATCCGGCCGGAGCTCCGGCAAGGTTCGCGAGCTGGCCGAAAGACCAGTGAGTCGGCGCGACTTCGTGGCCGGACGGCCCGATAATGGCCAGGCCGTTGCCTGAATGAACGGCCGCGCAACGAAGGGCCCGCGAGCTCACGATTGAGGCCTTGCTGATAGCCCGGCGGGCCAGGGCGGCCGCATGCATTTCGGGCAGGGACGTGAAACGCTCTTCGGCCGGACGGGTTGCCCACTGTTTGTTCGCTTGCATGAGTTCCATTTTGCATTCTCCATTCTGGTTACCGGGCCGCCGGTTAGGCGGGCCGGGCGGGCCGAATTGGCCCGCAATCGAGACACTAAATAAAAAAAAGTAAGCCGTCAAGCGCGGCCGATATCGCCGACAACATGGTGACGCAACATCGAACCGGCGGGGAGGGAGCGCGCGAACCGAACCAGGGCGGCCGAGTCATCGGCGGCCCCGCCGGCCCGCGTGGCTTCCCATTGCAATCGAACCGGGCCCAGCTCGCCATAGCACCCGCCCGCCGTATCCTGGCCGACCAGGGCCCGACGTGAACCGTGCGCGACGAAGACGACCACGTAGTCACGATCGGCCCGCGCGCATAATGGGCGGCCTTTCCCGCAATTCTCGCAATTGACGCGATCGCTGGTTTCGGCCGGGCAACGAAGAAAGCGGACCCCTTCAATTCGGGCGGGCCAGCGCTCGGCCGAGTCGGCCGGAGCGGCCAGGGTAGCAGGGCGGCCCGATCGAACGGCCGCCAGGGCCTGGGCGGGCGAGTCGCACGAAGCATTGATGACGGTCTCCCCCTTGGCCGGCACGGGTAAGAGCTCGGCCGGAAAGTGCGAATAGGTCCAAGCTTGGCCGCCTGGCGGCACGGCCTTGCGCAAGGCCTGAAGGTAGCGCTTATCGATAAGCCTGGCCGCGTGCTCTCCGTGCGGGTTCAATGCGCACGAGCTCGGGCAGGTCGCGAACGCGTGATGCGCACCGGCGCGGTAAGTGACTGCGATCGGTCCGGTCTTTCCGTTGCCTGATTTTGTGACGGTCTTCAGCATGGCGGCCCCCTCACTTATCCGACGAAGAAAAGCGGCCGAGGCCGGGCGCGCGGTATGCGAGCGGGGCCCCCGTCCAGTCGCGAGCGATCGGTTCGGCGTTCGGGGTTTCCTGGCGGGCGAGCTCGAGCGTATCGATAGCGTGCGCAATCTGCATGTCGAGCACCGCGTGCGCAATCTCCCAAAGGGAGACAAGCCCGGCCCCCTCATACAAGGGTTTCTTAACTTCGGCCGATGCGGCCAGCAAAAGACCGTGCGCGGCATTATCGCGACTGGCCCCTGCGACAAGTTCGCGCACGGCCGCAATACGGGCCGGTTCAGTCGAGCGATCGTTGAAAATTGCGACTGCTATCTGGTGCGAGTCCATGGTTTCCCTTTCTCTCTTTCTCTCGGCGGCCACGGAATGCGGCCGCACAATCGGAAGCATACTTGGCTATTTTGAAAAAAGCAAAGCCCGGCACGCGGCCGGGCTCGAGCGGGGCCAGGCCGCCGGTTAATCGTCGGCGCCCCCTTGCGCCATGCGGCGATAGCGCTCGATCAGATCAGGCCAGCCCGCCAGAATTCGCGCGCGATTATCTGAGTCGCCTGCCCAGTACGCAGTGGCGAGCGCGGCAGCAAAGCTGCCGCCGATCCGCGCCATCAGGCGCACGGCCGCGTTGAGCTCCTCGTCATCGCCTTGAACTTTTACAAATTGCAGGCCAAACACGCTCGGAAAGTATTCGCCGCCGGCATGCGTAAACACGCGGCCAGTCGAGCCTGGATGATGGGGCGGCCGCGCGTCAACTATCGTTGCAAGCCCTCCGCGAAAGCTCACGGCCTCGAGCGGAAGCTCGACGGGTTGCCCTTTTTCGGTTTGAAGTTCCCATTGCATGGCAAAGCCTCCTTTCAAATTGAAAGCTTGACAGTGTTCTCGCTGAAAAACTCGGATATCGCGCTCTCGAGGTCGATATTCTCGGCGATCGTCTCCAGGTCGAATTCCTCCGCGAGCTCGGACATATCGACAGCACTGACTATCTCGCTGTAGTCCAGGACTTCGGACCAGTCCACGCATTCGAGCAGATCAGGTAATGAAATATTGCCTGCGATCGTGCGGAGCTGCGAGTCAGTCAGGAAGCCCGCGAGCTCTTGAACCGAAGCCCCCTCGATCGCCTGCCCTTCGGGCCTGTCCCGCAGCATCCGGATTTCACCCAGGGCCCCGTCCAGCAGGCGGCCTTGCGACTCGAGGGCCTGCTCGAGCTGGGCAATGCGCAAGCGAAACGGTTCATTTAGTTGCGAAACGTAGTCGCAAAGTGCCTTCGAGAAAATCAAATTCAAGTCCATGGTGCACCTTTCTCTCTTTCTGGTTGAAGCCCTTCAACTGAGGGCCAGACTCAATTGCAGCACGAAATCAAAACCAGTGTCAAGTGCTACCTTCTTCGGTTGCCTGTCATCGCCTGGATGATGCCATGCCATATAAGAAACAAAGCCAATTTTCCTATCTCCCGCCATGTCCGATGCTGGGCAGCACGGCGGGCCTCTTCGTCAATCTCCTTTCTTCTCTTCTGGTTCTCAATCGCGTCTCGGATATGTGGTGGCCAACGAATAGGCCGTTTCACATTGGCGTGCCTCGAACGTGGTGCTTTTCGTTAAGCTGTCGCAGCACTTCGCGAGCTCGGCGAATAACTGTGTCGCACATATCATCGTAATATCCCCCGGACTCTCGAACAAAGTCTGCCGGGTCTTTGTAGGCGCACCCTCCGAGGTATTCGGTGGCAAGCACAATGCCAAGTTTGCTCGCTTCAACTACCGCGCTGAACCATGTGATGCGCCCCTCACGGATGTCTTCAACATCTTTTGGGTCGTGGAACTGCCCAACAGGATCAAGGTCCTCGGGAGCGGTGTAAAAACGGACGGTGAACCCGTCAACGATCTCTGTGTTGATAAGGGCGCTGGTCTTCATCTTCTTTCTCACTTTCTGATCTCCCCCGAGCACCATTGCCCGAGGACGAACTGCAAGTCTACCCATCAACCGGCTGGCCTGTCAACAGCACCTGCTTGACCATTTGCCACTGGACCCCCAGCCACGGCCAACGGGCCAGCGGCTCCGCCTTCACGCCTAGCTTGTGCACGTCCATCACCTGATCCCCGCTATAAACCAGCAGCTCGCCCGCCGCAGTCTTACCCGCCGGCGAATACTGGACCACAATAAATGTCGGACAGTGCATGTCCGCATGCTTCAGATGAAAGGCGACCTGGTGCGGCGACAGATTCACCTTGAACCCTCGCTTGACAACCTTGAGCTCGACCATCACAAACTCACCCGAACGCTTGAACGCGACCAGGCAATCAGGGATTCCGAGCCCGACCCTACTTTCGATTCGGGTTAAATGGCAGTCGGACGCTGAGAGGTTGTCTCTCAGCCGCCGATACAGGGCGCTTTCTGGCTTCGCTGGCATCTTCCCCTTCTCCTTCGCTTTCAGGCGCTCCTGGAGCCTCCTGGGGGCCTTCGGTGGCATCTTCAGCCGGATCAGCATCCGGCAGCTCTCGGACATCGACGCTTTCCCGTACCTGATCGGGCGTGATGTCGATGATCGGGCCGCCGTTGCCGCCGCCGTAAAGCTTCTTGATCTCCTCAAGCTTCCGCATGACCTCCTCCTTGCTCATGGAGTCGATCGTGCCGTGCCTGATCTCCTTGCGGTCGATGTAGATCGTTCCAAGGGCCTGGCCGCGCCTGTACTCAGCCTGGACGGCCGCACCGTACGCTCCCGCAGCCAGGGCCTGATCCCTGATCACCTGCAAGTCACGCATGTGCCGCTCATACGTCGTCGCATACTTCTCGCCCAATTCTCGCCGCCGCTCTTGGATCGCAGCCACGATGTGCGGGCTCTTGTCCGGGTCGGTCAGCTCTCTTGCCCTGGTCCTTGCCCAAGTCTCGCTGTACCCTGCTCGCAAAGCCGCTTCCTTCAGGGTAACGTGGCCCTCTCCAGCAACAAACTCCTCGACAAACTTCCATTCCTGTGGGCTCAGTACCTTTGGTTTAACAACGGTGACAGGCCGGTTGATGCGCTCTTCAACACGATCATCCCGGCGACCTAACGACTTACCGGAGAGGAACTTCTTATCCTTTGACGACATCACCGGCCTCCCTACTCAGCAATCAGCTAACACGCCAGAAGCGCCAGCCATTACCTACCCGCCGACAGGCGAACCTATGGCCACTACGTTTACCGTAGGAGTACGCGGCCGCACGTGCGTTCTTCAGCCTGTCCTCTTCGGACACAACAAAACTGTCACCGACCTCCATGAACCGGAACGGATAAACAGACCCAGACTGTCGGCCCTCGGGCAGCGGTACACCCTTCTCGATCTCGAACATCACCTTTCTCCTCTATGGCAACCCAGGCAGGATTGCCAGGGCAGGGCTCTATCCTACCTCAACTGGCCACCTTTCGGC